TGCTCCTCCTTCCGTCCAGTCAGGAGAAACAACCCACGGTCGTATAGGAACAGTAGGAGATTCGTTTTTCGCAATTCTAATGTTGGTAAGAAGCAGAAGAAACTGACTCCACGCATCCGCGGTAATTCCTGAAACGGTTGGTCCAGCATTCGTTCGGATTATTCTTGTTGTGTCTGTTCTAGAAATACCGTACACATTAGGGAAGTTCCATCCCGCATACAAAGACGGGGAAATGGCATCACCAGCATACGATGCGTATATGGGAGTATGTCCATTAGCATCATACAAGTCAGCAGTTTCTCCAGCCACCACAGAATCAAAATTGCTGAATTTTGTCACACCCCATTGCTGCTTTAGCGTGTTGTAGACAAATTGGTTCAAAAACTCTGTTTCAACACCAAAGACTGCACGATTCCAATACAAATACTGCCTGTTTAATTGAGGATTGAATACTCTGTTTTTAATATCGCCAAACGATAAACCGTATTTGCCGTTGACAGTATATAAGTTGTTAAAACTTGGAGAGTTGTACCACGGTGCATTTGATCGGGGATCGTTTGTTATTCCTGGAAGAATTTTGCTCCAGTTTGCACTATCAAAGAACCCGAATGGGGTATATTCTCCGGGAGGCATATCGCCAACCACATAATCTGGCTGACATCCTTTTAGTTTTAGATCAGATATAACTCTTGTGAGTTCATTGCTCACGCTGAGTCCTGCGTTTTCAGCCCACAAAATCTGACTGCCCGACCAAGCATCGGTTCCACTAGGATATCTGTCGCGGATATCCTCATAAATCGGACCCTGATCGTACCGATACAAACGGACTGCCCGCCTGCCTTGCGGCAAAGCCTTTACTTTTTCAGGAATCGCTTTATACCGATTAGAGGCAAACATCTGATCTACAGTATCAAAACCATAACCAAGATTTCCCCGTGTTCCCATGATGGAAATCATAGGCTTTACATATTCGTATTTGTTTACATCTCCATACGATTCGGTTGCATAAAATGGAACGGGTGGTTGCGTATCAGTTAGCGTACCGTTGTCTGTTGCTCCAAAATACGCTGCCCAGACAAGGGTGGCTGCTGCGGTTGTTGCACCGGTAGAAGCGGAAGCCGGAGAACCAAGAGAAGCAATTGAGTTTGCATACACAGAACTGTTTTGTGGTGTTTTGGTTGATGGACCTCTTCCACCAGACCCAACACCAAAACTAGAAGAACTAGTTGCAAAATGCCCACAACTTGCTTGACTTGTTGTTGTGCATACAGGGATGCCGTTCACAACAAAATTCGGACTGCCTGCAACCATGACTGCATTGTTGTGTGGGCTGTCTCCGTGGGACTCTACCGGATTACCTTCAACAACCACAGGAAATCCATCCAAGTAAAAATTTGGATTTCCCACTAATATGGTTCCACCAGCAGTATCAAGATATGCACGCAATACTCCATTTGCCATCAGTAGGTTCCTCCGTCCACCGGACCATTAGGTGATGGATCTTCATAAAATGACAGCAGATCAAATCCCGAATTAGCGTCTTCGGGAATGTATCCTGATGTTTGACTCACACTGCAAACATAAAACTTGCCAGCACGCTTTACAACATCTCCGTACACATACACGGTGTATTGAGAAGACCCTTCAATGTATTTGCGGTGCAAGCCACGGTAGTTCATCACTCACTCCCCTTCAAATTGACACGAGCAGGTTTCAGAACAGGATTGCCCGAATTCACTTCAATTCGCTTGCCCTGCTGCATGACCATGACATTGCTGTCTGTGATGAACGAGATGGTGCGTCCCGAGAATCCAATGTCTCCGTCTGCGTAGAACTCAATGGTTTTTCCAGAAGCCTTGAGACTGCCTTCAATCTGAAGATTCACATTATCGTTTGCAAGAATATTGGTGCTGCCGTTGATCTGAATGTTGCCACCGCCATTGATGGTGAGATTGATAGCCCCGTCAACAACCAAGTTCAAGCCTTCTTTTCCTGAAATATGAATCTTCTTGTTGCCGTGAACAATTTCGTAATCGTCACCCACAATACGCTGAACGCGAGTGCCGTTTGGATTGTCCTTCCATCCGTTGCCCACTTCGGTGAACGATCCTGACTTGTGGAACTGATGCACCCGTTCGGCTTTCGGAGTATCGTCAAACTCTTCTATGTGACCGCTCTCAGTGTAGCGAACATGATTTTTTGGATACTGTGCTGCATACGGCGTGGGTGGTTCTCCCCAAGTGAATCCTCCTGCCATGTCAGGAGTGCTGAACACTTCTTTATCTACACTGCTCGTCTTGTATGCCGCGATGGTGTAATTCATCTGATCTGCATCATTGTTTCGGGCTAGGCGATTAGTGTCTTGTTCACCAACCGCAGAAACTCCAATCGGAAACTTCTTCTCTTGTATGTCTGCTGGCTTGGCAGGATACTTGCCGCTTGGGCTTGCAAATCCTTTGGTGGTGTCTGCTTCTTTCATGGGAACACCACCAAACGATCCAATCATCACCGGATCTTGCCCCTCATCACCGTCACGGAAAAATCCAAACACATGGGAACCCTGAAGCAGTCCTGTGGGAGAAGTACCAATACCCGATACCGCAGCACTGGTGATGGGCTGCATGGGATACGCCCACGGCAGAGCAGCCGTTGGCAGTTCAGTCTTGTCGTCTGTGTGAAAACCGTACACACGAACACGGCAGCGTCCAAGGAACAGCGGATCGGCGGTGTCTTCCACCACACCGTGCCACCACACAAACCCTTCTCGTCCTAGAAATCCCTTCATTACACCCCCATGCAATTCCGCGAAAGTTCAAGTTTGCAACTGTACGCTGTACCGATTGTGTGCTTCACACTTGTAACCAAATACTCTCCGCTCAAGTTTTTGTCGTCCATGTCGGTCAGTACTGCAACATCGGACTGCGGCTTTGGAACCTTGATATGCACTACATCGCCCACTCGCCGTCTACTGTCCCCAAATATCTCAATCATAATCTTCTGTGTCAAAAATGCGTTCATGTGGTACTTGCGCTTGAGATACACAGACTCTATCTTTGAGTTGTCCACGATGCCGTTGGATTTACTGTGAACTGTGTATGGGGTTGACGGCAAGTACGAGTACGCCACACCACGACCAAACATCCGTTTGGATTCAGGATCCGCCGTTCTGAAGTGCGGTTCGGTTCCCAATTTCTTTATGCTGTCAAAAATGGCGGGTTCAAACAAATCGGCTATCCGTTGCTCCTTACGCACCAAATCGTGAACCACCAAACGAGACGAAACTATGCCGTTCATTATGTTGTTGGCAGCGTCAAATCGGCTCATCTCTTCAAGCCGTTGTATTTTGTGATATCGGGAAGGCAGCGAACTCTTGAATCCTAGATTTTGCAGTTGCCCTTCGGCAATACCAGCATTTGCAGTGGTGTGCAGATAGGTGACAGGATTTGCTGATCCTTGATCAATAATGGACGACAGACTGGCGAATCGGTAACCGTCTAGTGTTTCGTAAAACAAGAACGGGCTGTACTCGTTTCCTGTTTTGGTGTACGCTTTAGAGGTAAGCCAATTTATTGCTTTGAAAGGAGTGTACGCATACGGTAACACAAAAGAGTAATTATCCTTTGTGGGTTCAATCTGCAACCGATCTTTCCACACACCTTCAGGGAAATGCTTCTTGAAAACTCCCGCCACCATATCTGATACCGTTCCTGACATGGCGTAACCGCAGTAATCAGAAAAATTAAAGAATCCGCCCTCACTCATCAGGTGCAGCACATACTGCTGAGTTTTTCCTGTTTCGGAAATCTGCTGTGTGTCAAGTTTATACACACGAAACAAGAGTTCAACAGGAGTAAATGCGTTGATATCAGACTTGAATGAAATCTCTATCTTCTCGTGTCCAACAATTGGAAACCGCTCTGGAAAGTTGAAAGCGTCTTCTATGTGCAGTTTAGCCGACAGATACGGAGAGAAAATGTCTTCGTAGATTTCAATATACCGAAACAGGTTTTTCAGGTCTATCTCTTTGCCGTTTATCAACGAGTGCATCACAAACTTTTGAAGTTTGTAATTTCCGGCTGCAAGTATTGAATTGCCGTGTCCCGATTGATCAGACATTTTATACCCTCAGTAGTGCTTCAAGTTCCGCAAGTGCTTCGCGCTTGTAGCGCGGATGCAGAATCTTTATGGTGCGCTTGTCATCGTTAGTAGTGTTCTCGTATGTGTAGTTGGACACCGCGTATGTGGGTACAGCCGCACCAGAAACACCCATGTATTTGCCGATGTATGTTTCCCAAAAATCAACCGTTCCTGAACCCGAGTACCCAACTCCAACGGTTGTGAGATTGGGGTATTCGTTTTCTGTATGACCAAGAACACCACCCACAACAGAATAACTGCCTGTCTGCTGACTCAGGGGATCCACCGTAAACTTGTCGTTCGCAGCACTTAGTCCACCACTGAACGCAATTTCAAAATGGTGAACTGCCATGTAGGACGGTTCTATCTTTTTGATTCTTACCGAATACGAACTACCACCAGATACACCAATAGTGGCAGATCCTGTTGCAAAACCTGTGCCGTCAATGGTGAGTTTGCATAGATTGGGATCGTAGTCTTTTATAGCAGTGGAGCGACCGCCTTGTGACAGAGTGCTTCCGCTCTGCACACTGGTCTGATAGAAAAATCCGTCAGAGGTGTTGGTGATGTACACGGTATATCCGCCGTGCTTGTTCTGCACATAGTCTTCTATGGCAGAGCCTGACTTGTACCATCCATGATACGGATCAATAATGTTGTTGGTCATCAGCACCAACCAGTGGAAAGACGCATCGCCATACACACGCTCTGCAATGTGTTCAGGACGCTCTCCGTCTTTTATGCTGTACTCTATGAACGCACCGTCACTGCCCCTGATGTCATCACTCAACGCAACGCGGCGAAGCATATTTGCAACAAACACATAGCGAAAGGTGTCGCCATCGCGGACAGGATACTGCAAAACAGGAAACTTTGAGAAGTACGGCATCAGTATCCCTTGTCTACGGTTTCGCGTGTGAGAATGCCCATTTCACTGAAGTTCAGCGTCATGGTGACAGCAGTGGGTGAGTTGTCAACAAAAGTACTGAATAGAGAATTGGGTGTGTAATCCACCGATATGGAAGTGAGTGAGCAGCGACCAATCCGCGGCAAATACTCGTTCTCCACAAATCCTGCTTGGTTCATGTTGGGATTGGACGACAGGAATCGCACTTCAAATTCCGCAGGAACACGCAGCATGATCTGTACATCGGATTCCTTTTCCCCGACCAACTGCTCGTCCCGAGCGGGGTGAGCGTGATATCGGAATGTCTCAATGATATCCCGTATGGTCTGTACTTCCGTCTGATTTCGCGGATAGAACTCCCAACTAAACGAGAAGTTTCGGAAATCTTTTTGTTTGAACAATTTTTCAAGACGAGGATTCACCACTTTTCCCCGAGCAGCAGCAGCGGATCCTGCGACTCCAACCGCACCTGCTAATTTTTGCGCTCCTGCTTCTAGCCCCTGTGCAGCAGTATCCGCAGGAGAACCCAAAGCATTGAAGAATGCACCGGCAATCTTGTTGTCAATGTCTTCGTATGTAAACGAGTCTTCGTTGTTTACCTTGTTGCAGAACGGCAGATAGATAGAAATCATCTGATCGTACACCGCTTCATTGGTGTACGCCTTTGCTAGTCCGACCGCACCCGCAGCCAGTCCTGCTCCCACCGCTGCACCTCCTGCTGCGCCAGGCACCGCACCCACACCACCAAAAATCATGCCTGCTGCACCACCGGCTGCTCCACCAAGAACAGCACCCGTTGCCGCAGCGTCAACCACACCGGTCTCTGCCACTATTGTGCTAATTCGGTCCTGCACCTGAAGCCGTTCGGTTTCGTCCATTCCCACACGACCAGCACCGTTATTCAGTTCTGCTTCAATGCTAGACATACGAGACTGTTCTGAAGTAATAGTCTGCTCCAAAACCTGCCGTGCTTTGCCAGGATTGTTCTGCAACATGGTTGCCATGCTCTCGTTGGTGACAGGATCAACAACCTTGAGCATATTGGGATCGTTCATCATTTCCTGCAATGCTGCAATTTTTTCATCACTCAGGGGTGTGCTGTACAGTGACTGTGGATCCAATCCACCACCACTAATAAGACTTGCCAGCGTGGTCAGATTGCCAATATTTTTGGCAGATTCCATTTTGGCATTGGTCAGGGACTCGCGGAGATCCTTGGCTTCCCATCTCCAAAAGGCTTTGAACTGCATGACATGGGGAACCTGCGCGTTGCCCAAATCCACGGGATACCGCAGAACAGAAGGTCTATTCCGTGATCCGCGCTTTAGTTTGGGGGTTGATTCCAGACTTTGCAGCACGGGATCACCCGCTTGTTCAGGAAAAGCAGTTCCCGTGAATCGTCCTGAACCAAAACGGTTAGTAGACACAAACGGCTTCCCGTTTGATGTGAATGCAGGGTTAATCAGGGATTGTGGAATTTGTGACATGGATATTCCTTTGAAGAACGGCTACATATTTATGTATGGCATACAAAGGTATTTTTCAACCACAGAATCCCACCAAATACATGGGCGATCCCACCAAGATCACATACCGAAGTATGTGGGAACGCAAGTTTATGAAGTACTGCGATAGCAGTTCAAATGTTCTCCGTTGGGCATCCGAAGAGGTTGTGATTCCGTATATGAGTCCCATAGACCACAAACCACATCGCTACTTTGTAGACTTCTTGGTTGAGGTACGCACACCTGAAGGCATCAAGACTTGGCTTGTGGAGATCAAACCCAAGAAGCAGTGCCGCGAACCCGAAAAGCGAAAAAAGATCACCCGAGGATACATCACCGAAGTCAAGACATGGGTCACAAACAAAGCCAAGTGGGACGCGGCTAAACGGGTATCCGATGCCAAGGGATGGGAATTCAAAATATTGACCGAGGACGACTTGTTCAAGAAGAAGCCATGATAGACGAACAAAAACAAAAAACCGATCTTCAAGAACTACTCAAAGAAACCACCGTGGTATTAGGTGGAACCGATCAGACTTACATTCAGTTTGTCCAAATGCTGAATGATTACAATCAACTAAGCATACCCACTCGCCTCCTACCGGGTTGCTTGGTCTTTTTCAAATACAAACCAATCAGTGAATCTTTTATTTCACGGAATACATATTACGATTCGTTTCCTCTCGTCCTGATCACTGATGTGTACCGAGGCGGATTTGAGGGAGTGAATCTGCACTTCATTGCTCCCCAATACAGAAAAGCCTTGTTTGATGTGGTTATGCGTGGACTACCCACCATCAAGGCAAACGAGGAGTGGAGAACACGATTGCGGGTGGATTATGATCGGTTGGAAGCACGAAGAATATTCAAGTATTACAAACCGTGCTACCGAAGGTATCTGTGGAAAGGCATGAAACGCAGACCAGCACTCGTGCCGTTTCAGTTGTGGGAAGACATGGTGAACGGAAATTCACAAAAGTTTGTAGGGGCAAAACCCGTAACCGTATACCGAGACAGCCGAAACGCAGTAATTCGCGGGGGAGGATAAATGGCACTAGTACCGTCAAACATCAACGAAATGATTCAAGCAATCAGACGCTCTGGCGTTGCGTACAGCAATCGCTACGAACTGATGTTTGGTATTCCAAGCGTGTTTCCGTCAGGCAATCCAGCCGAACTAAAGAACCTCACGGTTCGCTGTGATGCTGTTACCGTGCCTGGTCGTGGATTTTCAACCACACCGTATCGCTTTTACGGTCCTGCCCGAAATATGCCGTATGAACCCATCTACAGCGGAGAGATAAACATCTCCGTGATTCTGTCTGCGGATTTGCGTGAACGCAAGTTTTTTGAAGACTGGATGAACTTTGTGTGCAGCCGCGACAACTTCAAGTTTGGCTACTATGACGATTACATTACCGATTTGGAAATAACGGTATTCGGCAAGGACGAAGCCCCCACCCACAAATTCTTTGTGGAAGAAGTGTATCCCAAGTCTATTGGTGATTTGCAGATGGGCTACGACAAGGATAACGACTATCTGCGCCAAGACATAACCCTGTCGTTCCGCAAGTACACCCCACAGTATATTGGTATGCCTGGCTCTACCCCAACTCCAAACAACGGTCCGGCTTCTTTCTTGAGTCCAACCAGCAGCAAAATATACAATATGGGCGGTGCCGCAGGAGGCGATCCGCAGCAATGGAAGTCACCAACAAATACTCCAAGTTGAACACATAAATACAGTCTGACTATATTGACTAAAGGAATACAATGACACAACTGACCCTGACGAATGCCGCGCTGCCGCAATACAGCATGACCTTGCCCGTATCGGACATCACCACAAAATTCAGACCCTTTGTTGTCAAGGAGGAGAAAATCCTCCTCATGGGTCTACAGTCCAAAAACATCAATCAGATCAACGATGCCATGCGGAATGTGATCCTTGCGTGTACCAACAACACGGTGGACACCCGCAAACTGTGTGCTGCGGACGCAGAATACGCTTTCTTGCAGATTCGCTCCAAGTCTGTGGGTGAAGAAGTCAAGCCGCAGGTGACTTGCACCAACTGCGGCAAAGAAACCACCATCAAGATCAAACTAGATGAAATCACCATCAAGCCCATGACCAAGCCTGTGGTGGACAGCAATATCAAAATGACTGACAGTCTCACCGTGGTCATGCGCTATCCGTCCATCCACGACATTGACTACAACAAAACTGAAGTAGAAATTGCATTTGATCTAGCCAAGCGGTGCATTGAATCCGTTATTCTCAATGAGCAGGTGTATCAGGTAAAGGACATCAATCCGCAAGAACTCACGGATTTTGTGGACAATATGCTACCAGAGCAGTTTTCCAAGATCATGGATTTCGTACAGAGTGTACCTGAACTCACATACGAATTTCAGTACCCGTGTCCGCAATGCTCGGAAACTGTAAAGATACAACTGAAGAGCGTATCTGATTTTTTTCGGTAGCCCTCTGTCATAACGACTTGGGGGCGTACTACCAAATGAACTTCAACCTCATGCAGCACCACGGGTATTCCCTTGCCGAATTAGAGGCAATGCTACCTTGGGAACGAGAGGTATACATACAAATGCTTATTTCTCATCTCAAACGAGAGCAAGAAAAAGCAAACAACCGAAAACCCCTGTGACCCCTTTACCATGACACCGAGGTAGCATCATGGCAAAGAAGATCGTCAGCGATAAACAGATGAGGCAGATGATGGCTTCCCGTCAAGAGCGGGTGGGCGGTCGCTTTGGTGGTTTGAAGCCTGAGTTCAAGACTCCTCCCGTTGCCGCTGCCAAAACTATGGCGACATCCAATGTAGCCGTAGCAGAGACAATTAATTTTCTACAGGCTATGCTTAATGAGCGGAAAGCGATGGGGATTGAGACTTCTGAACTAGAAGAGTATGTGGTTGGAACTGCTCAAAAGCAGGGTATGCGTTCGGTTGTTGAAACATTCATCGCAGAAAACCGTGAGCAGTTTAATCAAGACGATCCAGCAGGAGCGGCTGCGTATGAATTGATGAAGGAAGCGGTTGTGCTTTCCGAAGCGTCAATGAAAGCATCTTTTGATGACGCTAAAAAGATATACGCTCAACTACAGTTTATACGAAAGGTAGCAGCAAACGCAAAAGGCAAAAATGCCGCTCTTGCTAAACAGATGGAAGACATCATTGCGCCTGTTGAAGCGCAACTCAAGAAGCGAACATCCTTTGCTGCATTCATAAAAGATAAAGCAGAATCATTCAAGAAGACACTACCTGAACGCTTGGCTGCAAAGGTTCCTGTTGTTGGTGGTCTACTGAGCGGATTCTTGAGGGATAAACGCGAAGCACAGGAAAGCATTGAAATGTTGTCTGGTCGGATACAGGAGAATGTATCCCGTGGTGGTCAACGAGGAACAGACCTAGACATTGGTGGTGTAGGATCGCCCCGTAGAGGTGGCGGAACCGGAATGATGGGCGGAACTCGCGCATCGGATATTCCAGGTCTTGATGTTGGTGGTGCAGGAAAAGGCATACCGTCAACACTTGGTGCCATCTATAAAGAAGTCACCAAAATCCGCAGCATCATTGAAAGCAAATTTGCTCCTGTAGAAAGTGATGCCACAGAACTAAAAGCCCGCGAAGCAGAACTAGAAGGCAAGACCGGCGGCAAGGTTTCTGAAAAAGCAATCAAAATGGTAACAGGGGAAAAGGGTGGTGGCGGATTCCTGTCTTCACTACTGTCAAATCTGTTTGGTTCAGGTCTTGGTACGCTGCTTGCAAACGGACTTCTGGCTCTTGGTCCAATGATCATAGGAGCCATTGCAGCAATCGGTCCTGCACTCATGGTAGCAATTGCAGGGCTTGGAACGGCTATTGCAGCCATTGGCAGCACACTGCTAACCGTTGCCATTCCTGCTCTAGTGGCTACTGTGGGAGCAGCCATTGGTGGTGGCTTGGCGTGGCTCATCAACTCAGGAATTGATGCCATATTTGGCACAAACCTAGCAGAACTGATGATGGAAAAGGACACATATACATTTGGAGATGTTGACCGAGAAAACAAAATAGCAGAACAAGGCAAGGCTGCTGATGCGCGAATAGAGGCTCAACGCAACACACCCGAGTACATTGCAGCAATGTCTCAAGATCCGCGAATGCTCCCGAAACTGATCAGCGACAAAAAGATCACAGGATCACAGGCGTTGGATGCACTTGGTGCGTACGAATCAAAATATGGAGCAGGAGATGACACTGCCTCTATACGAAATCAAATTCTTCAAGTAGATCCATCGGCAACATCCACCAACATCGGAAAATTTGCCGCTGTGAATGCAGCACAGTCTGCAACCGCTGCTGCAACCATTCCTTCGGTGTCCGCAGGCACAGGATCCGCTGTGGCATCAGATCAAGCCACTACAGTGGGTGTTCTGTCTGCGTCCACGCCAAACACCACGGCAGGAAAGATGCTGAGTCAGTATTCCGCCGAACAAGCCGCGTTGAGCAGCGCACAGGCAGCGGGGACAGCGACCCCTGCGGGAACCGTAAACAACTCGTCCGTGAATACTCGCGTCAGCAATGTGGTGAACAACTTCAATGACGATCTGCGTATTCGCAACAACGAACCCACGCAGAAGCAGATGCAGACCTTCTCGCTTGTACCGTAAAAAGAAAAGAGGCATCCCGAAGGATGCCCCTTTGCTGCGAAACCGAAGGCACAGTATTTAGTCTTCGCTTGCCAACTTCTCAAAGTAAGAGAGAGCCGATTCGGTGTCGTCATCATCCGTGCTGACGGCTTCCTTCACTGGCTTCTTGGTTGGCTGCGGAGCAGCCTTCTTCACAGCAGGAACTTCATCCTCATCATCAAACGCAGCCTTTTCCGCACCACCCTTGGCAAACTCCTCCGATGCCGAAGCACGGATGTTTCCACCAAGCACGGTTTCAAGACGAGCCTTGAGTTCGTCATAAGACTTGAAGTTCTTGGGATCAGTGAACTCCTTCAGGGAGTACTGCTTCTTCCACATCTTCTCAAGAGCCGCGTCATCACCACCAAGTAGCGCAGACGGAGCAGCAAACTCGCTGCGGTCGTAGTTGGTGTAGCCGTCAACCTGACGAATCTTCAACTTGAAGGTAGCCCCGTTCCAAAAGTCAAACGGATTCATGGGCTTCTCGTCTTGGAACTGCGGATTCATGGCTTCCTGAATCTTCTCAAAAATCTTCTTGCCGTAGCGGAACAGGAACACCTTGCCCTCGTTCTCGGGGTGCTTGGGGTCGCTCACAACAAGAATGTTGCTGATGTACGACAACTTACGCTTGCGATCACGCGCAATCTTCTTGTCGTCATCCGATCCGCTAGCCCACAACTGCGCGTTCATGTCGGACACTGGATCCTTCAGACCAATGGTCGTGAGGGAGTTCTCAATGTACCAACCACCCGGACCACGGAAACCGTGGTTCCAAACACGCGCCCACGGCAGATCCTCGCCATCAGGAGCGGGTAGAAAGCGAATCTCGGCGTAGCCGTTGCCAGTCTTGTCGGTTTCCGCTCTCCACATACGGTCGTCCTTGTAGGACTCAGACTTCTTTGCCATCTTGTCCATTTCGGTGGCAAGTGTCTGATATGCGTTCTTGGAAGCGGACTTTAGGTCTTTGAATCCCATGCGTGTCTCCTTGTACTAGATGTACTGTGTGTGTTGATGTGTGTGATGTAGAAATCAGTCAGGACTATGTATGGATAGTACCATACGATAGCCGTGTGTCAAGATCAAAGGGGCAGTTTTGTCTTTTTTGGAAGCAGATTCAGTTCCTGTCCTTCAGCCTTGATTTTTTCAATAATAGGCTTGCTGAGGAACTTTGCGCCCACCTGTGGTTCAATACCGTAGCGTTCGCACACCGCAATCACAGCATCAATATACGAAACCTCGTACTTCTTTGCGTGGTTTTCTACTTCGCGGGGAAACCGTATGTTGTTGATGTCCATATCAGCCTTACTTTCGGAAATATACATAGGTGAGGTATCCTTATTTAGTCTTCAGACAGCCCAAGACCATCAGCGGAGAAGCCAATGGCAGCGACCAGCGACAATTACAGCATTGTTACCGAAGGTGTCAGTTATACCATAGCCAGCGATTTTGTCAAGCCCTCTGGTGCCGGAGAAACTGCACATCATCAGATTGTCAAGGTTGCCTACGGTGCCAACGATACCGTAAACTATGTTTCAAATAACGCGCCGCTACCGGTGGGGTTGTGTGGATCATGGACTCGTTACGATTATTTGGGTGGTGGCGGCTACTTCAGCCTTGCCACTTCGCTTGTTGGAATCGGCGTAACCCTTGCAATCGCAGGTATTGCCAACGCAGAAGCCGTAGGAATCACCGTTGGAACGCTGACCGTATCTGCAACCGATTTGGATATTCGCAACCTATACGGTGGCGACAGCAGCGGCAGCACAAGCGGCGCAGACTATGTGGGAGTACAGGGCATTGCGGGTGCGTATCCGGTCGGCATCACCACAAGCGGTTCGCTGCCAGTAACAGTTGCATCCTTCTCCAATCTTGGTGTATTCGGAGTAAGCGGAGCCACAGCCGTTGGTGTGACTTTCAGCACGGTTTCTATTCGTGGACTGACCACCAACAGCGACAGCGTTACGGTTTACGGCGCAGGAGTCAACAGCACTGTTCCAACAGCACTGTACGGATTTGCCGGCTCTACTTCGGCAATTGATGTTGTGTATGTGACGAGCAATGCGTTGAATGTAAATGTGAGCAGCATCACGGGTGTCACCGTAAGTGCCACCGATCTAGACATCCGCAACCTAGATTACACCATTGACACCATAAAGATCATTGGTGACGGCGCAAACGATAACCAATCCAAGGCTACGGTTCCTGTTTATCAGAACGCTGCGGTTGGACCGGCTGGCACACTCACCCAAGTTGGTGGAGTAACAGGTGCGGGTTGGTGTGCTGCTGCACTAAATGTGTTCATGGTAAACAGCGGCATCACCTTCACAGTGAGCGCAAGTGCCACATTCTCGTCCATCGTGGGCGTAACAGCAGCATACAGCGCATCGCTGCCTGTTCAGGGTTCCAATCAGGCTGCATACGGCGTGTGGGTCACGGGCAGCACTAGTGGTGATCCCGTCACAGTCAAGGGGTACAGCGGCGGATATCTGCCTGTTGAGTTGAGCAATTTCGGAACACAGACCGACACACTCAACACCAGCGTTCAGCAGGTCAAAACCAACACCGACTTCCTGATTGCTGCCAAACAAGCACTGTACGATTCCAGCGTGAGTGTAGGTGCATTTGACGCACCGCAGTCCCTGAGCCTGCACACCCTCATCAAGAATGCAGTAAACACTCAACTGCAAAGTCTTGCAGGCACAGTAGCCAATGGTGCAGTAACGGTAGCGATTGACTCATACCCCACACAACCGTCCTTCAGGGCGCGTACAAGTACTGTGGGATACTCCGCTAAGAACCTGATTGAGTACAACTCAAACGCAGGATTCACCTGTGCAACGGGTGTACGCATCAAGGTTTCGCGTATTGCTACAGGCGCAAACGCATCGCAGAACGAATTCATGTGCGTTATTTCTGAAGCAGATGCGGCTTTCTACGGATCCACAGCAGGAACTGCATCGTACACCATGTACCACGGCGATGAAATGTTCTTTGAAGTAGACAACATCAACAAGATCAAGGTGTTCTACCCACCGTATTCGGCGGGATTTGCTCCACACAACACAGGAACAGGCATTACATTCTCGTTCTACGCTTCGTAATAGGAACACTATGCTTCACTCTAGTTATCGCAATAATTACTCTAGTTCGCGGTTAACTCACGATGTAACACCCACCGTGAGGGTAACGGTATATGGAGCAGACGGAAACAGCGACACATACATCACCAATAAAATATCACTCAACCCTGTCAAGGCATTTGAACCAGTAAGTTCTAAATTTATAGATTTAAGTGATATCACGGAAGTTCGCACGGAAGTTCGTGGTAAAGGAAACTATAGAATAAATCAAGATTCAAATCCCAATCCAACTTTGACGCTAATGGAAGGAGAAACTTATACATTTAATATAAACGCATTAGGACATCCATTTTGGATTAAAACTGTAAGGTCAACAGGTACTGAAAACGCATACAGTAGTGGTGTAACTAATAATGGAATTGCTAATGGAACAATAACATTTACAGTTCCATATGATGCGCCTTCCACTCTTTATTACAATTGTGAAATTCATTCTAGTATGGGAGGTATTATTAATATAATAGATGTACCCGCACCCGTCTACACCCCAACAGAACCAACTTCACCCGAACCCATCTACACACCACCAGAACCAACTCCAACTTCACCCGAACCCATCTACACACCACCAGAACCAACTCCAACTCCACCCGAACCCATCTACACACCACCAGAACCAACTCCAACTCCACCCGCGCCCATCTACACACCACCAGAACCAACTCCAACTCCACCCGCGCCCATTTATACGCCACCATCCTACGGTGGATATGGTTATTAAAACAGGATAAATATATCAAATGGCTGCAACAAATTTTGATATAACCAATGGCTACTTTGCACCAGAATTGTATTCGGGTGGGGACAGCGGCAACTTACTGTATAGTGCTAGAAATATATTGAAGGTTGGTGGATCGGATTTTGAGCAGTTCCGAAGCGTTGTGCTACTAAATCCACGATCCTATTTGACAAATGCGGTGTCAACCATTACAGGCTACACCGCAGGCAGTCCGTACACCATTGTGAACGGCACTCTAACGCTCACGCTACTGTCGGGAACCGCAGGAACTGCCCTGCAAGCAGTCTTGTTGCCACTTGATTCACCTGTGGACTACTCGGTATCGTGGAACAAACCTTCCGAAGCAGTAGCAACAAGTTGGACAACTGCTGGCGGCGACACAGAACCTGCCACATCAGGAATAATCTGCAATGGATCATGGAGTGGATCACAAGTTTCCTTTGACATCACCCCATTCTTGAACATTTGGGACTCGCGGGGCAGTTCTCTGCTTGCAGTGCTTATAAAAACCACAGGAAATTCGTCAGAAGTTCTGCAATTCCACTCTTGGGAGAACGAAAACGCTCCACTAGGAGGCGGAAACCTGCTGAACTGCAAATTTTTGGCTGGTGGAGACAGCAATTCGGTGTCAACCGAAGGAATTCGCGTGCTTGTCACGGTTGGAGACACCACAACGGTGACTCTAGCCGATGAAAGTCCCACAGCAGTGCAGCAGTGGAACTCTTTTGGTGCTGCAACAAGCACGGGAACCACTTTTTCACTGTTTTCTCCCGATACGGAACAGGGAGTTGCGCTTGGAACAGTGATTTGCACTCTGAATGATCGCGTCAGCAGTGCTGTGGGTTCGCCGCTTGTGGTGTCGGGCATATCTTTGCCCGCCGACATCACCGAATACTACACAACAGCAGAATTCAGCAGCACATCGCTCATCCCAACAGGCACAAGCATCATAGAAATCACCACGCCATCAGCGCAAACAGTGTCTGATGTAGCCGCACTCACCGCAAACCAAACACTTTTGGTGAACTACATCGCGGGGACAGCGACCAACAACGCGCACTCGTTCACTGTGAAGTTCACGGCAGACGAAACACTAAAGCAAGACCGCGTTAGAATCTACACCAACGAGAACACCGTGTCTGAAAACAGAATTGGTCTGAACACCGAACTCCAAAGAGTGGCGAACAGACCAATTCTTACTACAGATATTCTGTTGTCTTGATTCTTTAGGCTCTCACTGCCTCCCGCTTTCGGGGAAAGTCTTTAGCATTTACAGTCTTTGCCCGATTCAGCCCATCAGTAAAGCCGTATATCTTACCGGCTTCATACCCCGTGGCGTATCCGTGTGCGTGAATTTTTAGGGTAGCCGCTGCAAAGGCGGCTACAGCCCCGATCCCGTAACAAGTGAGTGCTAGTGTTTCCATACCCTATGTTCATTTGTGCTGTGCTTGAACAGGTTTTTAACAGTGATCCTGACGGGATTTGAACCCGTGTTCTCGCCGTGAAAGGGCGGTATCCTAGCCAACTAGACGACAGGACCAAAAAAAGCGGCGGCTTTTGAATGGAGCCGCCGAACCATTTTCAGATGAGTGCGTTGTGCCACGGTACTCTGAAGTCACCGTTGCAAGAAGCCCAATCTTCTCTTGCGTTCCTTTGACGAATCAAAGGCTTTTTCCTGCGTTTGATGGAGATCAGCCGACCGTGATCATCGGTGCAGGAAGGGATAGGCAATTAACAATATAAACGAGTTTAACTATTCATGGGATTCCTTACCAAGAATTGGTGGGAGTGAAACCACCCTGCGGGTATGCAGGAGTTCCGCCAAACTGTGCAGCGGGAACAGCCCCATTGTACCCAAAGCCGTATCCGTACCCGTAGTCACGCACATGAACAGACTGTTCAGCCGTGCCCGTGAAGTTCGGATTGTAGTTGTACCCCTTGCTCTTGTTCTCGTAGACTTCCGTGGAACCATTGGGATGATGCACGGTGCGAGTAATGTTAGTCTCCGTGGCGCAACCAACAGCGGTCAGGGAAACAGCAGTGAGAACGATTGCAGCGAAACGCATTTCAAAATCTCCTAGAGTGTTTGTGTAAGGTCAAATCACCAAACGATTGCGGCTTGCGGGCAGTACGCGGCAGGAGCGATCACCTGCGGAGCGTAGCACGGATTACCGTAGACACCAGTGAACGGGGAGTACGGAACCACGACAGGGGTATAGCCACCACCGTAGTACGGAATCACCACAGGACCGTAGCAGCCGCCACCACCGTAGCCATAGCCGCCGTAGCCACCGTATCCACCACCGTAGTAACCACCGCCGTAGCCGCCACCGTAGTAGCCGCTATTGGTGTTGGAGTACCCACCCACACCAACGCCCCAACGAAAATCGTTGTTGGTAACCGTGCGAGTGCGGCTGACAGAATTTCCATCAGGACCAGTTTCAGTGTACTTGTCCTTGTACTTGCCGTATGAGCCACCGATTCCGATGTTCATACCGCTACCGCTGTTCGTCCACTGTGCAGACGCTGCGGTATTGATTGCGAGAGTCACGACAGCCACCGAGCCTAGAGTCATAAAGTTCATCACGAACTCCTTTCACGCACTATTGTAACAGAACCACCCACCCTGTCAATACACGATCACGATGATCGTTTATTTGATTTGGACGCACCCTTGGCACGATCCACAGCATCACGCCGTATTTTTTCAATAGCGTTTCTCAGCAATGAATTCTTCAATGCTTCTTGAGAATTTGAGTTTTTAGGCATTATGCCCTCCAACTTATTTAGGCATTTGCGTCAGACGAATCCTCGTAGATTGTGATCCACTTGGGGTCTTCATCGCGCCGTAGATACGCAGCCTTTGCAAAATTCCATTCTTCACGCTCTTGGATGCGGTATCCCTTGCGGTGTTTCTTTGAGAACTTCTTGGCAGAGGCTTCATCGTCAAAGTACTCGTAATTGCCTTGATCGTCCATGCCGCCCCAAACGCCACTAGAAGTCTTCCAGATGTCACCTGGACGGTGGCGTTGGGCAACCTTGGCTTCTGCTTCCTTGCCCTGCGCGGTCTGCTTGGCGGTGTCGGGCTGTACATTAAACACAAACTTCTTGTCGGCGTGTGCGCCCTTTTTGAGTTGCGAGAAGAAGTCTACAACCTTGTGCTTAGCCAGTTCAAGATTGTTCTGCCCCTCGCCCTTCTTGAAGCGCATCAGCACCTTGCCCACACCTGCTTCGTCATTCGTGCCAATGTAGTAAAAGTCCTGATCGTTCTTGTACATCACGGAGTGCTGACCGAATTGGCGACCCAAATCAATGATTTGCTTCTTTGTGATATTGGGAACCAAAATGCTCAACTCTTCGTTGAAGCCTTCGTCGCCCTTGTATCCGCCCCGCAGTTCAATGTAGCCGTGACCCATTGCACGAATTGCCTTCTTGAGTTCTTCGTGCTTGGCTAGATTCTCCTTGTCGGAGTTTGCACCACGGAACGCGCTCACAATACCAAAGTCCTTCTTGTCGTCTTCCACATATTGGAACACGCGGGACAGTTTGGATTCAACAAGTGATACTTCGGTGATCGCTTTGTTGTTCAGCGATTCGCGCAAGTCTTGGGCATTAAGATATTGAGTGAACTTTTTCATGCAGTTTCTCCTTGGGTATCCCCATATTTATAGGAGTTAGTCCTTCCCCGTGCAGCATTACGCCTTCGTTCGTGGTGTACCAAATTTCGTCAAAACAGCCTACACACCACGGCATACACCGCGGACACGGACGCGCCATTCGCATCTGCCCAAACCGATTGAATCGGATGTTGAACAAGATCATGCCTTTGGGCTTGCGCTGAAGTTTCAAAAATGCGTCAAGTTCAGAGTGCATTTCCCCAAACAGGTATCCGTGCTGCACTGCCATCGGATGGGTCTTGATGATGTTTGTACCAATGGATTCAATGCGTCCCTTGTGCAGCACAATGCTGATGTGCTTTTTTGGACGGGGAATGTCCAAGCACATGGGGTACGCAATGCCAAGCAAACGCTGAATCTGTTTTGCGTTCATAACAAAAACGGCTTACGGGATGTTTCACCCGTAAGCCGCAAATAGGGGATTACTTGGACTTGCCGCACGACACCGCAGAGCGGTACTCGTCAACAGTCTCATCAAGACGATCAATTGCAGCCCACACAGCGCGAACGCGCTCTTCAGAGTCGCGCTCCACGGTTTCGTGGACGCTATCAATGCGCTGATTCATGGCATTGGAGTTCGTCCAATGCGAATCATTCACCTCATTGATATGATCAGCAAGGGCTTCAATCGCCGCCTTCTGCTTGCCGATCACATAGAACGCGCCGGTAGCACAGAAGAAAGTGTAGAAGCCAACGAAAGCAACCACCGCATTGGTGTCGCTTGCCTTACCAGTGAAGCCAAGCAGAGCGGCACCACCAAAGCCAACCATAGAAATGGCGGCATACGAAACAAACACAGAAGTCTTATTGTTCATGTTCTTTCCTTTTTGAATGAGTCACACAACCTACCCAAAGGGGTGGCTACGCCAATCGGTCGCAGCCACCCCAAGGGCATCAGTTCCATCGGGAACTTGTATTAGGCAGACACAGACACCGAAGCATCAGCCATGCCGCTGCCAAGACGCTTGCTCCAACGGGAGAGCAGGATAGCCACGCCCTGCTCGGTGCAGCCGAAGGTGTAGGTGCGGGTGTCGTTCTCTTCCGAACGAGCGTTCTTCAGAGCAATGTTCGTGCCGCTGATACGCTTGGCAAAGCGGTCGAACTTGCCGTCCGTGCTGTTGTCATAGAGGTCAACGGTCACGGCAACGGTGTAATTCTTACGGTTCTTCATAGCAAATCTCCAAATGTGAGCCTCATAAAGTTTACGCTTCGGATGGCGGCTCAACCATCATTCCGCGTTTCGTGTCTTAATTGTAGCAGGTCTACAGTGGATGTCAACCCCTACGAGCGGTTTTCCATTATTTGTTTTGGATCACCACTTGAAATATTGAGCAAGCAGGGCAACGCCAAGCGATGCCACGCCAAGGACGGTGCAGAACCCAATTCCAAAAATCAGCGGATGTGTAAATGCAAAATCAGTAATTACTGTAATTGGGTCGTGCTTCTTCCAATACACCTTGGCATCATCCAACTTGAAATTAATCCATTCCCAAGCGGAATCAATGAAATTCTTGTTCACTTTAGTATATTCCACGGGGGGTGAGAAAATATACGAATGGGTGTACGGACGAATCTCTTCCGCAGGAGGAGTGGTCTGTGTGTCACCAAGGAACTCTTCGGCGGTTCCTTCGCGCCAAACAGTGTTGATAGCGGGTTCGGTGGTAATCACAGGCTTGGGCTTCTGTGCGCGGGGCTTGCGCGTCTTGGGCGCATCGGTCTTGCCAAGACGCTCGTTGCGTTCATCAAGGGTATCGGGAGTTGTGCGTTTGCTGACAGGCTTCTTTGTGATCTTCTTCTTCTTTGCCATTTGTGTTTCCTTTGTATTGTGCCTTGGGCGGGAGTTGAACCCGCGACTTACGAATTAAAAGTTCGTTATTCTACCAACTGAATTACCAAGGCGATGTGTCAGTCAATGCCGTCCCACAGAGTGGGAGTCTTGGACAACTCCATGATCTGCTGCTTGTGAACCATTTCACCAAGCACTAGATGGAGGCGGTCAATCAAGTCTTCCACCTCATCAATACTGTATGTATCCACCTGTTCCGCCGTGTCCACACCCTTGATGTGCAGGGCAGGTTCGTCAGGATAGTGTGGATTGATGGTGATGAAGAAATCCATGTCGGTCTTTAGTTCTCGCTTGCTCATGTGCGTTTCTCCTAATGCGGGTTGGGAGAATTGAACTCCCGTGACGGGTTTGGAAAACCCGCGTAATAGCCTCTATACGAAACCCGCTTATCGTGATCGTTCACTAATGCGCCGTGCGCGGCGCAGGTTTTCCGAATCAGCACTGTCAACCATGACCAGTTCAGGGGCGGTCTTGTGCGACCAGTCCATGAACCCAACGAATGTGGTGACACGCGAACACGCCACGCAAGTGGTGGTGTGGGGCAGAGCCTCAAGACGCGCAGGGGGAATCACTGCATTACAGTTGTCGCAGGTGCGGGGCATTACCGTGTCTCCATAACGAAAAGGCTACTCTTCACTACACGGCACTGCTGACGGAACTCGCCGTCTAGCCGCGCCTTGCGCTCCTTGTGAGTACGCTTGTTGAAACCGAACGGCTTGCACTGCTGCTGCCGTCCTCGGGCTACTGCTGCGCCTTGCCGCTCGGCTTCAAGATCAATGGGGTCTAGGATTCGCTTTGCCATGCACACAGTATAGCGTGTGCGCGGGGCGTGTCAATAGGCGCACACCAATGTACCGTATTTAAATATCAGAACAGGGTGTATACAGAAATTCCCGAAGCACAGGACGCACCCGTTATTTTAATTGGAAAAATGTTGTTGGTGGCGGTGCTTGCACCAGCAACCATCCGCATGGAAAAAGTTGCGCCTGTTGCACCATACGGAAACACATCAACATTTCCAGCAGCACCAGTATTAACAAACATAAATCCCTTGACTTTGCTGTTTGCTCCACTGAGGGTATTAGCGGCGGCAAATGACCCTGTGGTGAGAAGACTTATCTTGTGGTAAATATCCATGTATGGGTTCTCCGTTTATTATTTAGTAAAGTCCGTATACTGAAAAAGTGGTAGGGGGAGTATATCCCGTAGCAACATCATTACTAATAGCAAACGGAGCAATATTTACAATTTGCGATTGCCGAGGCGCAATTCTCAAAGTAGTCACATCTATGTTGTATGCATCCGCTGACGGGTTTCCGCTTAGAGGACCACTAACGGTTCCTGCTCCAATTGGTGCAACCACTCCATTCCACTCGGTGCTTGTTGGAATGTAGTTGTTTGCCGTATTACCGTCACACACCTGTGCGCCCCACAAAACAATCTGAGAAGATGTCGTTTTGTATCCACAACTGAATGCTATATTTTCTTCGTCATCACTTGTGGTTGTACTGGAAACAAAGGTGAAAGAATACCGCGTGGGAACTGGTGTGAGTGTGAACTCTTCTGAAAAAATACTTGAAGTAGCAGGAGCATTGGTGTAATAACCAATTCGGAATTTAGGATTTTGTGAAAACGCTCCACCACCAGAATCTCCACACGCCCACACTGATGCAGTATACATTTTCCCCTTGACAAAAATTCCAGGAGATTGCACTCCAAGAGGATGATACACACCACCTTGAGTGAGTCCCGCACTACCAACAATTAAACGAACTCCGTTTGTGCTTCCGTCAGGCATTCGTATAGGTGAAAATCTACTTGTTCCTGCTGGATGAGTAGAGTCATAGTTGTACCAACGATTCACATTAAACGCCCCTGCTGCGGTCAGTCCGCCCTGCACATTTTCACTGAACCTACAGTAGTTGGTAACACCAGTCATGGGAGAGCCATAAGAATACGCATTATAGGTTAGTCCCGTAACAGCGGTGTTTACTGCAAAGATAGCCGTTGGCTCACTTTTACTGCGGAGCGTTTCGGCACTATACCAATAGTTGCTAATTGCTGCACCGCTTGCGTTCACCATATTCGGTACACCGACAGTACTTGGCGGTCCAGTTATTCCAAACAGCACAACTTTTGAGTAAACATCAAATCCGTCAGACATGGGCTTTCCTCCAGTCCCTTATGTAGACCAATAGAAAAGGGAGCCTTGCGGCTCCCCTTTCAGCCCGTTCAGATGCGGGAGGGCTAGTCCCCACGGCTTCAAGCCGCCATTGCCAGTCTGTTGGCAATTATTGTTGCAGCAGTTTTTTTAACGAGGATCCACCACACGCCTCGGGCATCTCCTGCTTCAGTACTCCGCACCAGTCGATTCCGAATCGACCCCTTATGTTTTGCCCCCGCTGCAAACGGAGGGCTTGACTGCGGGAAGAGGCGGGTGATGCAGTCACTCCGCATTCGCGCATCTGAGTAATGGAGTCGGGGGGAGTCGAACCCCCGTGCTGTATGCGTTTTCGTCCACGATCAACAATGCCGTAAGTATTTAGGCTGGCTCTAGCATTTCGTCTTCGCGGTACTGCCCTCTCCACGCAGCAAGAGGAATAAACAGGTGTCCCACCGTATCGTCCCACACCCACCACCCACCGCTGGCTTCTGCACAGTACAGCAGCATCTGTCCCTCTGTGGTGTCCTGACGCAACGCCAAGTTCCACAGGTAATGCTCCAATCCAATCATCCACCCTGAACCGTAGTACTCTTCGCTCAGGTCGCGCATGATACGCAGCAAGATTTGCTTATGGATTTCGCGGTCGCTTATCCGTCCGAGTGCGCGGTTTCCGCTTGGTGGCTTTTCGTTCAGTCTTGGCTTTGCCGAAAACAGCCTCCCAACCAGCGTCCCAAGCCACGCGATCAACCTTCCGATACGAGTCACCTTTTCCTGCGCCATGAGTGCCTTCCATTTCTAAACCTCATTTACTGCTGCTTTTCGTCTTTCTTTAGCAACCGCTTCCAATCGTTCAGGGATCGGTACGCGGATCGGAATAGAGCGAGGGTGAGAGGGGTGTATCCAATACGACCGCTCTTGTCTCGTCTGTACTTTTCAAGTCGCGGCAAGTCTCCGCATAGGTCATCAAAGGCTTTCGCCAGTTCACGAAGGGCTTGCAGTTCTTCAGCATCTCGTTCACGCATCGCACACCTCCTGTACCGCCGATATCGTGAGTCAAGCCGCGTTCTCCTTTACGCTTGCGGCTTGGCAGAAAAGCCAAACGGCTTTGGCTCGTAAGGCTCAATCTCTGATGCCTTGCGAATGTTGAGACTTGCGGGGACAGCGACCGCAGGACGGTCAAGGTTGGCTACCGCGTCCTGCACGATGCGATTAATCTGATCGTTAAAGGTGCGGTTGTTGGCGTGAGCCGCCTTGGCAATCTTCAGGAACGCAGCGTCCCCGATGTTCATGTCAAGCGTAATGCTTGTGGTCTTCTTGGGTGTACTCATGGTTTAGTCTCCAATCTTCTTGCCGTTGAGAGCAAGCAGCGCAACTTCGCGTCCACATGGGGAAACCCACAGTTCATACGGGTCAACACCCCAATCCATCACTGCTCTCTTCACGAGTTTATTTAGGTCACCGTCCCGATCAATGATTTCTGAAATAGCGAAATCCTGAATTTCGTAATTGGGGGTGGCGATTCCAAACATCCACAACCCATCGCCTTCGTAATCAATGAAAGCCATCTGATCGTTTTGCGTGGGGTTGCTGCCGTTGAATTCACTGTCGAAATTGGTGTTGTTGTAGTGCATGGTAGTTTTGTAAATAGGCGGTTCAGGTGTCGATCCTGAATGAACCTGGTATAAGCAGGTCTGCGAAGCCGTCCGCCCACCGCCCAGTGGTTTAGTTCTTGAGAACAGAGATGAACAGCGTGAGCGTGAGCAGCACGGACGCAACGGAAATGGCGCACAGCATCACGGTGACAAGAATGGTTTCAATGTCATCACGGGTGTAGCACAGCGCGGGTGCAGTCTTCTTTGCGGTCTTGCTCTTCTTGGTGGTCTTTTCAATCTGAATCTTCATGGGTTTACTCCGTAACGGTGATTCGGTTCTTTTGATTGGTGACATGACCACTCGGAGTCTTCACAAAATAGTTGCTCCGTTGCCGATCATCGTCATGTCCCAAACGGTAGTTGATTGAGGAGACTCCACGGCTCTGGAGTTCCTGAAA